CTTATTTACGCGCTTTCGCGTTGCCATTTCTGACTCCCTTCGCTAGCGCCAATTCTAGCTGAGACTCCATTTTATCAAGGCGCGACACTATTGGAATATTCTCCAATTTGATTATGTAGCGTAGGCCAGCAATTAGTAAGGCTATTGATCCTAAGACTGAAGCTACTAAGGTGGCCAATTCAGCCGCTGGCATTAACGGACTTTGCCGTAACGCTCATAATTTGGATTGAGCCAGTTAATGATGCTAGGCAAGACTGATACTACAGCGGCATTTGCAATCGCATTGAGGTCGAATCCCACCGCTAGGTAAGTCGCTAGGGCTGTCGCTAGAAATGTCTTTGCCCAGCTTTCGGCCATCTTTTTTAGGTCGCTCATTAGCTTCTCCTTCGAGGTTGAAATAACTGCCATCTTTGTCTCCCAAAGTTGTAAATGAAATATGAAAATGCGACCGGTGAGGATTAGCGCCTTTGTAAGCTCTGCGCTTCCATCCCAGTATCGGACTCATAATCTTTCCATCGTAGATTATGTATTTAATTCGCTTATCGCCCTTCTTAGCGCATTTACGAATCTTCTCAACTAGCGCGTAAGACTCTTCTTTATGAGCTGATAAATCAGCATCAATATCTATAGCTCTGACGATTCCATCGACTGGTATATGGTCAGAACTGCCTTTAGCAAGGTGGCGAGCATCAGCAATCCAGCCATCAGACTTCCTATCGCGATCAGGATAATCGTCATCAATTTGCTCCCGAAGCTGAATACCTGCTGCGCACAATTTGGCCATTATTTATGAAATTAGTGCCGCTATCTCATCGGCAGTTAAACCGAGAGCTGCAAGTTTAGCCTCGGCGCTAGCCTTAGCCTCTGCCTTATCTTTTTTAGCTTGCAATTCTGCTTTCCCCAATTCAACATCTTTTTTATGCTGAGTTAATTCGGCAGTAGTCATATCTCGATCAATGATTTCGCCACTTTCAACATTATGAATCACTACTGTAGTCATTACTTCACCCCATAAAGAATATAAGAACCGCTGCTGAAATTGTTTCCGCTTAAGGTAAAAATTGTAATTGAAGTTATTGCCGCTGAACTGTTAAATTGTCCCCACACCGTTGCTTGAGTGTTATAAGTATCGGTATCATCTCTTGAAACGCTTCTAATCTCAGCAAGTTTATTATGAGTAGTATTTGCATAATCTCGAATTATCATTTGACTAAAAGCATCTTTATCAACATCTTCTTTTCCATCATCCCAAGTAGCTGTGAAATTAGTTCTTCTACCATCAGTACTAATTGAAGCAGTATCTTCAGCAGTTTGGACAACCGCCACAGTTCCATAATTAGTTCCAGTATCGCCATTTAATCTAATCATAAGATAATCTTCCGAAGCAAATACAAAATCTCGAACATATAGAACCAAATCAACATAGTCACCGGAAATTGTGCTGAGAACGACATTATTTGCGGCTGGCAAATTACCAGAAGCCAGAGAAGTCATTCCACCGCTGGCAGGTGTTGCCCACTTTAGACCCGTTGAAGTGCTTGAATCGGCGGTCAGAACTGTATTGTTTGCACCAACAGCTAATCTTGCTGCAGTATCAGCGGCAGATGCCGCGATAATATCGCCTTTAGCATCAAAAATAGTTGCAGGAATACCTGTGGCATCTGCAACCCATTTAAAATCTAAATCACTATTTGAATTTTTGGCTAAAACTTGATCAGTAGTTCCACCTTTTAAATCAAGAAATGAGGTATCAATTCCATTACCTAAAGTCCTGATGGCAGCTGCGCCATCCTTTACTAAATCTGTATCAGCTGGGGTTGTCCAGCCGAAATTACTTGTCGTTGGCATTTAGTCTCCTATGCAACTATTGTAGCGTTGAGCCAGTCCAAAGTCGGGCTTATTGTATTCCAAGTCTCAGTCGCTGGGACTGAGTTCCATCTGAACGCCTGAAGGCTAAAAGCGATAGGCGATACATTTAGAGTTAGGTTGAGCTGATTTAGGCTGGCAGTCCAAGTCCATCCCTCGACAAATCCTTGGAATTCACCACCGACCATATTGGCTGGCAGATTAACGATATTGAGCGGTTGGCCCATAAATACGCCAAGAAGATTATCTCGATCTGAATTGTCGATTTCACCGCTGGCTATTGGGAAGGTTATCTGTCTTAAGGCAAATTGAGGGTAGGCGCGGATAAGTAGATAGAAGGCTGCTTGAGCGTCGGCATCGCCTTGGTTGCGAAGTGTGGTCAATATGGTAGAGGCGAGAAGGCCATATTCAGATATTGATGCCAAATCTTCATCTGTTACTTCTGCCCCTGAAGTTCCATATCCAATAGTTATAGAATTTCTAACATCGCCAGCTCTTTTAATAATGGAAAGTCCGGGCCCGATTGAATGATTACCATCTAAATCCACATAACCATTGATGGCTAGGTATTGCGATCTATGCGTTGAATCTGCGTATCCTATACGACCTTGATTATCCTCATACAAATATCCAAGTCCGCTGGTGGCAAATCGAGAAGCAAGATTATAAACTGTGTCATTTAAATTGTTTTCAGAATGAAGCTCATAATCGCCAGGAGTATCAATTTCACCTAATCCGCTATTTTCTGCATCCTGCCATTGAACTAGCGGGTCATAACCATTCCAAGTCTCGGCAGCTGGCACTTCATTCCATTGGTCAAATAAAACTGTGCTGAGTAATTCTTCAATGCGATCTCCATCAAATTGATGGGCAAAGTTGCCTGTATAAACGGCGCGGTTAAGTCTGGCTAAAGCTCCTACGGCTACTATTTTTATTTGCTGACTTGTCGCTGTAGAACCAGAATATTGGACTGTGATTCCTAAATCTGTAATAAAACCGCCAAATAGATTTACATAGGTTGCAGCAGAATTTTTAACTTCAATTGTTACTGCATCATTTACTTCAAAAGGTATTGCTGCCTCAGCAGTTTCAATAAGCGTAAGATTGCAATAACCAGCAATCGGTTGCGAATAAATATCAGTCCGACCAGAGGTAATAGTTAAGCCACTTAAAGTTGCGCTAGTTACTGTTGATCCATTGACCTTAACGCGATAAACAGGATTCCAAGCGGTCATTGAGGACTCTGGGTAACTAGGCTTGAGCCACCGCCACCAGTTCTCCGTTCTGTATTATTTAGCGCCAAGATAACTGCTCTGGTAAATCCTTCTTCATCGATAGCTGAAGGAGCATTTACATTGATTACGACATTGCCGCGTTCTTCGCCAGCTCTAGCAGCTGCAATATTAAAATTGGATGGAATAGCTTTGATTGCGCCATTTTCATCACCTCTGCGCACTTTAGCTACATCAAATACGCCAGACTCAATTGTTTTTTTCAACCATTGCTCTTCACTAATTTGTTCTATTAAAGTTTGTTGAGGTTTGATAGCCGATAAAATGCCTTTGCTTAGAGCTGATGCACTTGCGCCACCAACAGTAATTCCTCCTCCAACATTAACTCCGCCAGCAACTCCAGCGACAGCTGCGCCTCCTACACTAGCTCCGCCAAATGGCAATTGAATATTTGGCGCAATTGGGTTTGCAGTGCCGCTCTTGATTGTTGGCAAATTAGGTAAAAATGAAATTCTGTTATAAGCCTCAATTAAAGAATTAATGCGCGAAATAGCGCCATCTACTAATTTAAGCAAGCCATCAATTGCGCTACTTATAACGCTAACTACTGGGCCAATAATTTTTAGAACAACTGAAAATGCTATACCAATACCTTCAATCGCTTGAACCAATTGATATTTAATAATTGGAATAATGTATTTCTCAAAGAAATTAGCCATCGTTACAAATAAATCAGTTACAGCTTTAATGTCATCTTTGTTGTGCTCCATTGCTTCACTGATTCGGTCAAAGGCTCTTTGTAAAGCTTCCAAAATAGGAGCAAGGGCTTCTCTTGCTTGATTTATAAAAGTTTGAGTCTGTTGAATAAGACCATTAGCGCCGCCAAAAGAACCAGCCAATTTTTCAATAACTGGCAAGAATCTATCATTGAATAAATTAACAACATCCAAAGCAATTGGAAGTAATGCTTGTCCTAATATTATTTTGGCTTCTTCTAATCTTGCAGTCAAAATTCTTTGGCTATTTGCCATCCCATCAGCGGTTCTCGCAAAATCCCCTTGTGCATCTTTAGTCTGTTCAAGAATTACTTTATGAGCTGCTAATACCTTTTGCTGGGCGCTCAAAGTTCCAGTTCCAGAATAAATGCCCATTTCCATAGCTTTTGCTTTTAAGGTTGCATCATTAAGCAATACACCATAAGATCTAATTGGCTCTGATTCACCGCGTAGGGCAGCACCTAAAGCAGTAATAGCTTGATCTACTGAAGTGTTATTAAATGATGCTAAATCTGATGCTAAGGTTACAAATTCGGTTGAAAAAGCGGTTAATTCTTGTCCAGCAAGTCCAGCTGATTTTCCAAAGATACCAAAAGTCGCAGCAGCGTTCATCGCTTGCGTTCTAGTCTGGCCCAGAGAAGCAGCTGCGGTTGCGGCAAATTGTTCAATATTCTTTGCGCTTTGGCCAAAGATT